TTGCCTTTCCACCGGCAACAGTCCTTGCCAACAGCGTGATCGTGTCTCCAGACGATCCTTACCTGACACCTAGCAACAATCAGCACATCACAATCAGCCCAATGGCTAACTTTAAGATTATTATGACTGTGCCACTTTTTGACAATGAAGGAAACCTTAACGGGATTGAAGATACTGTCTGTAGCGTGTTCGCTAAGCTCGCAGCATCATCTCTCGTCTATAATGTAAGCGCAATAAGCGCACCAAGTATTCTCAACGCTGCTTCGGGTGACCTACTCAGCTGCGAGATGTCCGTATCAATCCTTACGAGTTGGAGTTAAAATGTCCGAGTGGGAAAAAGAAAACGAAGCCTTCCTGATCAAGATCGGGCAGGTAGCACCAGCAGTATCAAAGCCAGCAACTACTAAGAAGGACGAGGAATAATCTCATGGCTGTATTTCTAAATAACAATGTAGGTGTGAAGATTAACTCAGTCGATCTTTCAGACCATGTAACAGCAGTAACAATCAACCGCGTATTTGATGAGCTAGAAGTAACTGCAATGGGTGACTCATCACACAAGTTCGTAAAGGGCTTAGAGTCATCAACAGTAACAATCGACTTCCTAAATGACACAGCAGCAACAAATGTATTGGCAACACTACAAGCTGCATGGGGAACAACTGTAACCGCAGTATTCCTACAGACAAAGGGAACAGCAGTCTCAGCGACTAACCCTCTATACACAGTCTCATTGCTAGTCAATAACACAACAGACATCAATGGTGCTGTTGGTGACATTGGCACACAGTCGATTACATTTACTGCTAACTCAACAGTTGCAGTCGCCACAACAGGCACATTCTAAACAAACTATAAAGGGGCAAACTCATGGCAAAACTAAAGATAGTTCGTACAGATGGAAGCGTATTGGAAGGCGAGATCACTCCAGCCGTGGAGTATTCGTTCGAGCAATACGCTAAAAAGGGCTTCCATAAGGCGTTCCGCGATGAAGAAAAGCAGAGCGATGTCTATTGGTTAGCGTGGGAAGTAACACGCAGGTCAGGTGAAACTGTTAAGCCTTTCGGGATGGACTTCATCGAGACACTTAAAAGTGTTGAGGTGCTTGACTCCGACCCTTTAGCTTAAAGCGCGATCTTCCGTTCACCTATCTAATTGCTAGGCTAAGCATTAGGTTGGGAATCGCGCCACAGCATTTGTTAGATCTAGATAAGACCATGCTCGATGCACTTGTGCAGGGGCTTAAAGATGAAGCGAAAGAGGTGAGCGATGCCAACAGAGGTAAAAGGCGCGCTAGAGCTTAGAAAAGCCCTCAGAGAATTTACACCTGATCTATCTAAAAAACTGACAAAAGAAATGTCCTTAGCAGTAAAACCAATAGTTAAAAGAGCTAAAGGTTACATGCCTAATGAGAACCAAGTTCTTTCTAACTGGGGAATCTCTGGCAATCAAATCAATGCTGCTTCTTCTGCTTTCAGCACCGCTAAATTTCCTAAATATGTTCCCGCTATCGTTAAATCCAACATTGGTTTTAAGTCAAGTCCATCTAGGGCTAACTCGAGAGGTTTTAGATCTATAGCGCGATTGTTCAATAAAACACGCGCTGGAGCTATCTATGAAGTCGCTGGAACTGTAAATCCCGACAGCCTATTTGTTAAAAACCAAGAAGCTAAAGATGGATCTGAATTAAAGGGAACACGAAATCGCAGAGGTCGCGGACTTTATCGCGCTTATGAAGAGGATAATGGTAAAGCTCTCTCAGCTGTGTTAAAGGCTATAGAGTCAGCTAAGACTAAACTTAACCAACGCACAACAGTGAGAGGCTAATCGTGGCACAAGTAAAGATTGATATTGCTACCGAGTTCACTGGTAAAAAGGGTTTTAAGGAAGCAGAAACTTCTACAGACAAATTAAGTAAAAGTGTCAAAAAGTTAGCAGGTGGGTTACTTCTAGCATTCGGCACACAGAAAATCCTTGCATTTGGTAAAGCATCTGTTAAAGCCTTTGCAGAAGATGAAAAAGCAGCAGCTTCATTAGGCCAGACTCTAAAGAATCTAAACCTTGCATACGGCTCAAACATCGGCACAGTCAACGGCTACATCTCTCGCCTTGAATTAGAAACGGGCGTTCTAGATGACGAGCTTCGTCCAGCAATGGATCGCTTGCTTCGTGCCACAGGATCAGTTACTAAGGAGCAGGAGTTACTAGGCTTAGCCCTTGACATTGCAGCAGGTACAGGTAAGAGCGTTACCCAAGTATCTCAATCTTTGCAAAAGGCTTATCTAGGGCAGACACAGGCATTAGGTCGCTTAGGTGTGGGTCTATCTAAAGCCGAGCTAGAGTCATCATCTTTCGCCACGATCCAAGAGCGTCTAAATGTTTTGTTTGCTGGGCAAGCAGCAACGGCAGCAGATACTTATGCAGGTTCCCTTGCTAGGTTAACCATTGCTGGAAACAATGCTAAAGAGACTATTGGTAAAGGTCTAGTTGATGCATTCGTTACCATTACAAACTCATCCTCTGTCGATGATCTAATCACCAAGATCGATGCAGCGGCAGAGTCGATTGCTAACTTTGTTCGTGAGACAGGCGAGTTCATCAAGATCACTAAGTCGATTTTTGACTTTAAGAATCTATCATTAACTTTCAATGATCCTAACGCCTTTCGGGGCATGGGTAACATTTCGACAAGCAAGTCCTCACAGGATACTCAGCGAGCAGATGCTATTGCCAAGAAGAATGCTATGGCCATCACAAAGCTCACAAAAGAACAAGCCGCTAACCAAGCCAAGATTGTAAAGGATAAGAAATTAGCAGCAGCCATTGACAAGGCTAACCTTGCCCTTAACAAGGGTGAACAAGTCTTTGACATGGACAAAATCCAGATTGCAGCAGCTCTTACAAATCAAGCTGAGCAATTAGGTAAAGCAACGACTTCAACGCAGCGATTGCAGATTGCTAATGATACCGCTCGTCTAAATGTTAAGCGTTCAATCCTTGCCTTAGAGGATGCTATTGCTTCTAAAGATGAAAAAGCCATTATTGCAGCAACGGCTAAACTTAACGAAGATCTAAAAATCTTAAATGCTTTGACCAATCAAAACACTCAAATGATTGCTATTGAATCAATCCTTAAAGGATTAACACCAAAAGATTTGATCAATCAGACTAACCTAGATGAAGCATTGCGTAAAATTAGAGAGATGCTTGCTTTATTGGCACAGGTTAATACGCCCACATTTACACCACCATCCGGTGGCGGTGGTGGCGGTGGTGGCGGTGGCGGTGGTGGTGGTTTTGTACAGACACCTACTGGCATTAGTCCGACAACTCAACCTAGAAGCATCGCAGAGATCAATAAAGCCACAGAGCAACTTGGTGGTGTTATCTCTGTAATTGGTGCTAACGGGAAAGAGTTTACTAAATTGGTTGATGGCTTACCGCCTGTATTCCAAACTATAGAAGATGTCGGCTCACTTAACGCATTAGTCAATTCTTTCGCAGGCGGCACAATCGGTTCATACAATGCTGGTTCTTTTAGAGCAGCAGAAGGTGGATCAATGTTTAACTCAGGTGCAGTCGGTTCACGCGACATCAACATTACAGTTAATGCAGGTATCGGAGATCCTAACGCCATCGCAGAGGAAATCGAAAGATTGCTCCGTGAAGCTCGCGAGCGAGGAACGCTAACAGCAATATGACATGGCTTCCAGAGTGGCGTGTAACAGTAGGTGATGATGTTTATACGACTGTCACCTCTGTTTCTTTTGCATCTGGTCGTGTGGACATTGACAGACAACCTACAGCAGGTTACTGCCGAGTAGAGATCGTCAATACAGATAACACGCCATTTACGATCAATGTTACAGAGCCAATCCTTTTGGAGCTTAAAAACTCATCTGGGACTTATGTTACTGTGTTTGGCGGAGAAGTTTCAGACTTTAACATTGGTGTGAGAAGCCCAGAAGAAACAGGCTTTGTTACTACTGGCACTATTTTAGGAATTGGATCACTTGCCAGACTCACTAAATCTATTTATAACACGGCACTTGCAGAAGCCTTAGATGGCGCACAGATTGCAGCCATTCTAGGGTCAGCCCTTAACCTGACATGGGCAGAAGTCACACCGACTGTTACATGGGCAACCTATCCAGCAGATGTCACATGGGCTAATGCAGAGTCCTACATCGGTGAAGTGGACTCAGGCTTCTACACAATGATTGCCCTTGCAGCAAGTCCTTCTGCTAAATCTCAGACCTTGACAGACCAGATCGCTAACAGCGCACTTGGTCAAATGTACGAGGAAAAGGACGGAGATGTTTCTTATGCAGATGCAGACCACAGAGCTAACTACCTTGCAGCAAATGGCTTTACTAACCTCGATGGCTCATATGCAACACCAAGCTCTATCACTAGCACAACTCAGATTGCTCGTATCCGTAACAGCCTTATCTATCGATACGCCACAGGATACGGAAGCACCTACAGTACCTCAGATCCCGACTCTATAGCCTCTTTTGGGCTTTTTGAGCGGTCGGTGGACTCTAACATCAAGAACCTTGCAGACATCACCGACATCGCCTTTAGAGAGCTTAATTTAAGAAAGAATCCACGCGGATCGCTAGGAGCAATAACCTTCCGGTTAGACAATCCAGATATGCCCGATGCCATGCGTAATAGTTTAATCGGTATCTTTTTTGGTCAGCCTGTGCTTGTTACCAACTTGCCCAGCAATCTGCTCGATGGCCAGTTTGATGGATTTGTGGAAAATGTAGCTCTTAGGGCTACACCTAGTTTTACTGAGATCACACTATTCATTTCAGCTACAGACTTCTCATTATCAACGACTCAATGGGAAACAGTATTGCCAGTTTCACTTCAATGGACTGGCGTAAATGCTATACTAACTTGGACTAACGCGACTGGAGCATTAACCTAATGGCACTATCACCTAACTTCGGCTGGTCAGAACCAGACAACTCAAGCCTTGTCAAGAATGGCGCAGCAGACATTCGCACACTAGGCGATGCTATCGATGCTTCTATGGCTGGCATGGTAGTCAATGCACAGACTGGAACGACTTACACAGCAGTCAAGGCAGATGGTCTTAACGCTATTGTCACGATGGACAATGCATCGGCTAACACTTTCCGCATCCCAACAGATGCAACATATAATTTTCCTATTGGTACTACTTTGCTGGTCTACATGAAGGGCGCAGGTGTTACTACGATCAATGCTGTAACTTCTGGCACCACAACTATTAACAGCGCAGGTGCAACAGCAACCGCTCCGGTTCTTTCTCGCTACAGATCAGCAGCTTGCATTAAGGTTGCTGCTAACTCATGGATCGTGGTTGGTGGAATTGCGTAATGATTTCCTCACTTGTTGGAATTATTGCATCTAGCGCTCCAGTATCAGCACCCCTTGTAGTCGATTACTTAGTCGTAGCAGGTGGCGGTGGTGGTGGTGCTGCTCTTGGTGCAGGTGGTGGCGCAGGTGGTGCTCGTTGCACAGTTAGCGCAACAGGTGGCGGTGGTTCTTTAGAAACTGCATTAACTTTATCTAAGTCTACAAATTACACAGTCACAATCGGCGCAGGTGGCGGTGGATCAGCTTCTTATGGTGGACAAAATGACCCCGGAAGTAACTCTGTTTTTTCAACGATCACATCAACAGGCGGCGGTCGAGGAACGACTAACGGATATACATCTGCAAATGGTGGTTCAGGTGGCGGTGGATCTGTTTTCGGTGCGTTCGGTACAGGTACAGCAAATCAAGGCTTTAATGGTGGTGCAGGATTTAATGCTTCTACTCCATACGCTTCAGGTGGTGGCGGTGGAGCAGGTGCAGTAGGTCAGGATTATCAAGGTAGTGGATCTTCTGCTGGCCCAGGTGTTGGTGGTATCGGTATCCAAACAAACATTAACGGCACCAACATTTATTATGGTGGCGGTGGTGGAAGCGGTGTAGATCAAAGATCTTCAGTTACAGTCGGCTCTGCTGGTGGTCTAGGCGGTGGTGGTACGGGTGGAAATGACACCGGAGGAAACGGAACCGCTGGAACAGCCAACACCGGTGGCGGTGGTGGTGGTGGCGGTTACTCAGATGGGCCAACAGTTTATGGTTTAGGCGGAAATGGTGGTTCTGGAATTGTTATTCTCAGATTCCCTACTGCTGCTGGAACAATTACCATTGGTGCTGGTTTAACTGGATCAACAACAACAAGCGGATCGAACACTATTGCCACAATTACAGCTGGCACAGGAAATGTGAGTTGGTCATAATGGCACACTATGCGTTTTTAGATGAGAATAACATTGTTACTGAAATCATTGTCGGTATTGATGAAACAGAAACGATAGAAGGCTTAGACACAGAAACTTGGTATTCTAATTTTAGAGGTCAAGCATGTAAGCGTACTTCTTACAATGCAAAGATAAGAGGAAAGTTCGCTGGGATTGGCGATACTTATGATGAACTCAATGATGTGTTTATCCCAAAAATTAACGAAGTGCCATTTTTTGAGGTAAGCAATGAAACCAAGATTATCTAAAGCTGCTATCCAATTAAGAGAGCAGTTCGATGATTCGTTCCCAGATCGTGACCGCACATCGGATGGTTGGATCGGTGATACCCGACACGCTGCTCGCAAGTCAGATCATAATCCTGATGAGCAAGGCTGGGTACGCGCCATTGATGTGGACAAAGACTTATTCAAGGGCGGAAAGCCAGACATCATGGGAGATCTTGCTGATCAGCTTCGTACCTTGTCCAAGTCAAAAGCAGACAAACGTATTAGTTACATCATTTACGATGGACGAATCTGCTCCCACATCCTTAACTGGAAGTGGCGCAAATACACAGGGGCTAACAAACACACTAAGCACATGCATGTTAGCTTTAAGAAAGAAGCTGACAATGATGGGGCTTTTTTTCAAGTATCTATGTTAGGTGGAGAATAATGAATGAACTAAAGACAGCAGC